GGTATCAATAAAATTACTGGTTTTCCTACGGCTATTCAATTTCTTGAACAGTATAGAGAAACCACTAGAGGCATATCTTTTATTCTTACACTTTTAACAGTGTCAAGAGCAATGGACCTTGTCCAGGATCCAGACTATTCTTCAATTACAAACCCTTTTAAAGGTTTTAAGAGAAGTATAGTTGATCCCTTGTTTATTAAAAGATTTGTGAAAGATTTTGAATTGACTCTAGATGAGCCAATTTTTGATCCTACACATTTCTATTTTACTGGTAAAGCTGGACCTCATGGATCAAATGCACTGATTACTGCTTTTCAAGGATTATTAACAATGACTGGTTCAATGTTGAACCAGTTAAATTGTGTTAGTCCCCAATTAGTCAAGTATATCGCTACAAATTTCTTCAATATAAAGAAAGGGATTGATCCCAATCTAAAGTATGGAATGATTAATAGACGATTATCAATTGTAAATGATCCTGAGGCTAAAGCTAGAGTGATTGCAATATTTGATTATTGGTCACAAGTAGCTCTTAATCCTATGAGTAAGGATATGTTTAATCTTTTAAGAACAAAATTCTCTCAAGATAGAACATTCTCCCAAAATCCTAAGATTAAGGCTTTACCAGGTAACAAGTACTGGAGTCTTGATTTGACTGCTGCAACAGATCGTTTCCCCGTTGAACAACAGGAACTATTAATACAAGAAATGTATAATAGTTCCCGAATATCCTACGGATGACGATCTTTACTTACAGCAGAACCCTTCTTGACTCCCGATGGACAAATACTTAAATATGCAGTTGGCCAACCAATGGGAGCGAGAACATCGTGAACTATGTTCACCATTTCTCATCACATGATTGTCCAATATGCAGCCTATTTAAGTAATAATTATCCTACTAAGGACTATATATTACTTGGTGATGATATTGTTATTACTAACGATAAAATCGCTGAGAGATATATAGTTCTAATGGAACAATTAGGTCTGGAATTATCTCCTTTTAAAACTCATGTGTCTTTTACGACATATGAATTTGCAAAGAGATGATTTCACAAAGGTGTGGAGGTTTCAGGTATACCTATAAATGGTATAGTGAAAACTATTTCTAAACCGATTGAGTTATTAAGTTATTTTATTAACTTATTTGACAAAATCAGTCCGGAAAACCCCATTTCTTCATTAGAAATGTGCCTCTCAATTCATAATGCTTTCAACTATGGACGTAATGTCAATAGAG